GTTCATCATCCGCTTATCAATGCAGTGCCGACCGTTGGACTGCAGGGTTAGGCCATACCACAGGAGTAAAACAAGGCGACAAAGCAACCACCGAAACCATTGCTGATTGGTACATTGAAGATATCAGTGCGGCGGAAAAGGTGGTTGATAGGCAAGTGACATTAGCTGCTGGCCCTCAATACGATATGGCAGTGTCATTCGTGTTTAACCTCGGAGCTGGCAACTTTCGCAGTTCTACCTATCTCAAGAAGCTTAAAGCAGGGCAGTTAACCGCAGCTTGTAATGAGTTTCCACGGTGGGTATTTGTGAATGGTAAAGATTGCCGACTTGATAGCAGTCACTGTGCTGGTATCGTTAAACGCCGTTTAGCAGAGCAAAAGGTTTGCTTGTATGGCTATCAGTAAGCTCAAGCTCATCGGGGGTGTTGGTGTATTAACGGCATTATCGATATTGGCGTGGACGTATTCACAGACAGTGCAAAAGCTGGAAGCGGCTCAAGCACTGGTTGTGGAACAACAAACCCAATCAAAGCAGTTAGTGGACGTTAATCAGTCGATGCAATCTACCATTACCCGTTTAGAGCAAGCATCCCACCAAGAACGATTAGCCGCTGAACATAACGAACGTCAACGTCAGCAATGGCAACAACGGGCGTTAAAAGCACAACGTCAAATCGATAAGGATATTGCTCATGAAAAGTGTGCTGATTTGCCTATCCCTAACGCTAGTCAGTGGTTGTACTACACCAAGTCCGCAAGTGGTGACTCAATACAACATTGAATACATCAAACCACCTGCAGCGTATTTGATTAGTTGCAAACAACCTTTCCATAAACCGCCCATGACTTGGGGTGAAGCCGCTAAGCGTGATCCAGTATGGTTACACCATTTCTCGCTGTGTGCGGCACAAATTGAAAACCTACGCCGTTGTTATAACGACCCAACACACTGTGCGGCGTTACCCATTACAGAGGGAGAGCCATAACTACGATTGAGAGTGCCATGAATAATGAAAAACGTTTTTGGAATACCACCGAACTTGAACAGTTTGGTAAACACCGTTCAACCATTCGTAAAAACCTAAAAGCGGCAGGGGTTTCTCCTGTCGCTTATAAGGGCAACACGCCACTTTATGATGTGGTGCAAGTCGCGCCGTACCTATGCCAACAACCGCGTAAAGAATCAGATGCACCCGATTTAATGGGGTTTAAAACCGCAGCTGAGTTACGGGCGTATGTACAAAGTGAACGTGAAAAACTGATTTTGATGCGGGAATCTGGTGAGAGTGTCACCAAAGAAGATTATGAAAATGAAATTGCTGTCTGTATTGCCAGTGTTAAAGGCTTTAAAGACAAGGTGATCACCCGTATTGAATCGGCTATTCCTACCGCGACACCGCAACAACTTGAAGATTTAGAAACTCTGCTTAATTTCGATTTAAAGGCGGTCGCTGATGAGCTTGAGACAGTTTGATGCCCGTTTAGGGATTGAGTTTGCTAATGCCAAAGATATTCGACGCAGTTTTGCTTACTTGTGTGCACCAACCGATAAAACACCGGTGGAAGCGGCTGATGATGAATTGTGGATCTCTGATGGTACCGATGTGACTAAGTTTCTATCGTCGCAAGTACCGTACATGCGAGAGCCGTTAAATTGTTTGGCTCGGCGTATTTATGAAGCGGTGATTGTGGTTGGTCCTGCGCGTTCAGGTAAAACCAAAGCGATGGTGGAAGGTTGGATAAATTACACCGTCACCCAAGCCCCTGGTGACATGCTGCTTATCTACAGTACCAAGACTAAAGCTACTGATATGTCGAAGGTCGATTTAGAACGAAGCTTTTCAGCTACCGCTGGCATTGCCAAGCTGCGAACAGGGCGTAAGGCTGATGACAATATCACTTCGAAGAAATTTAAAAATGGCATGATCTTAAAGTTGGATTCTGCCACTGAAACCAGTTTATCAGCGTCTACATATCGCTATGCCGGCGCGACCGATTACGATCGTGCTGATGATGCGGTAGGCCAAGAAGGTTCTAAGTTTGAACTGATGCTAATGCGTGTCCAAAACGCGAAATCATCCGGCATGGTGATGGCAGAATCTTCTCCTGGTCGTATTGTACGTAACCCTAAACGGGTTGAAGATTTATCACCGCATGAATCCCAACCCTGTGGTGGTATAGCTGATTTATATAACCAAGGTGATCGCCGTCGTTTCTATTGGTTATGCCAAGACTGTCATAGCTATTTTCGTCCTGATTTTGAAACCTTGAAATGGGAACAACATCCTGAGCCTTTAGAAGCGGCTAAAACTGCTTGGGTGGAATGTCCTCGTTGTTGCCATCGTCATACTGAATCACAAAAACAGATCATGAACCTTGAAGGGCGTTGGTTTCGTGATGGTGCAATTGACCAATATGGGGAGGTTGTCACTGATGAATCAGTCATTCGAACCAGTAAATGGGCAACATTTTGGTTTGAAGGCATTGTGGCAGCCTATGCCAGTTGGGAAAACTTGGTGTATCGCTTTCTTAATGCGGATGCCTTGTACAAAGACTGTGGCGATGAAGAGTCTTTAAAAACCTTTATCAACGTGCGTATGGGGCGACCTTATGTGATGCAGTCGCGTGGTCAAGAAGTGGGTGCGCATCAGTTAATGGCGCGAGCTGCTGATCATGAACGTGGCATTGTGCCATTAGGTGGACGCTTCTTAATGATGTCCATCGATGTGCAAGGTGGCAAACAGAACCCGCGTTTTGTAGTGCAAGCCCATGTCTATGGTGAAGGGCTGCAACGATGGGTGATTGACCGCTTTGAAATTCTCACCAATCCCTACCGTAACAATGACCGTATTAACCCGATGGTGTATGCCGAAGATTGGGATTTGTTGATTGAACAAGTGATTAAGAAAACCTATCCCTTAGCGGATGGTTCTGGGCGGGTGATGAAGCCTGTATTAACCCTGTGTGATTCCGGTGGCTCAGGTGAGAAGAAAAAGGGTAAACAGAAAAGCTCATCCGTTACCGATCATGCTTATCAGTTTTATAACCGCCTCAAAGGGCATGGCTTATCGCATCTATTCCGGTTAGTAAAAGGAGCAAGCCGTGACATCGATGATCTGGTTAAAGAAACCTATCCCGATAAACGTAGTAAGTTGGCCAACGGTGAAATCCCGTTGTTAATGCTGCATACCAACCGCTTAAAAAACCGCGTCGCTGCCAGTTTTTCACGGTTAGAGTTTGGTGCACGGTTCTTTCATTTACCAGGATGGGCGGATCGAGTTTGGTTTGATGAACTGACCGTTGAATACATTGATGAGCTTGGCCATTGGCAAAAGCCCGATGGTGCACGTAATGAATCCTTTGATTTATGTGCCTATGCCGAAGCCGGTATGCATTACAAAGGCGGTGATGATATCCATTGGGAGAACCCGCCAGCATGGGCCGCTGATTGGCAATTTAATAGTAATGTGGTTGATGCAGACCAAACGCCGAAGTTTGAGCGGGTGGCGCGTCGACGATATAACCACTCAAAAGGAATTTTTGGATGACAACCCAACGTGAACGGCTGCAGTGGTATCTCGATGCTGAGAAAAAGATCTTGATGCAACAAGCGGTTGAAACAGCTGAAGGGGAAAAGCTGACCTTTGCGAGTTTGGCAACGGTTCGCCGTGAAATAGAACGTCTGCAGCAGTTGATTAGCCGTGAAAATCAGGGAGGACGCCGCAGTATGATCCGGAGAAACTACCTTGAGTAAATTGAATATAGCCGATCGTATCATTTGTTATTTTAATCCTAAATCGGGGGCTGAACGGCTTTATAACCGTAACCTGATTAATAAATACCAAGCCGCACTGCCTGCTAATCCCCATACCAAAAAACGTAATGCTCGCTCTACTGGCAAAGCTAACCAAATCAATAAAGATGCGAAGTCTTTACGCGAACGTGCACGACATATGGATGAAAACACGCCTTATGTCACTGCCATTCTTGATGAACTGTGTGCCAATGTCGTTGGACCTAACGGCATTATGATTGAACCACAGCCGTTAGACATGAACGGTGATGTTCACACTGAGTTTGCCCGTAAGATCAGCGAATGGTTTGAACGGTTTTCATTGCAACAGAATATTGATGGTGAGTTATCTCGGGCTGAAACCGAATGGTTAGCCTGTCGAACGTGGCTGCGTGATGGTGAAGTGTTTGCCCGTTATTACCTAGGGCGAGATGCAGGGATTGAATACCCATCAACAACGCCGTTTGGGGTGCAGCCATTTGAGCCCGATTACATTCCCCTGAATATCAACGAGCCTGAAAAGGGTATGTATGAAGGTATTCGCCGTAATGGTCTAGGTCAGATGGTGTCATTACTGATTCAGCGTGATGCTCATGGCTTTTCTTTTGCGGAAGTGGATGCGCGGTTTGTGGCGCATTTAAAATTTACTCGTCGATTTCATCAAAACCGAGGGGTAACACTGCTGCATTCGGTCTTAGATTTGATTGCCGATATTGAAGATTACGATCAATCAGAGCGAGTCAGTGCGCAGATTGCCAGCCGTTTTGCCTATTTCATTAAACGAGATACGGGCTCAGGTGAGGCTGATAACTTTGAACGTGGTGGCGATATCTTTCTAGGGATGGGGAACAGTTTTGAACTCGCCCCTGGTGAAGATGCTGGCATTGTTGAAAGCAAACGCCAAGAAGCCATGAGCAGTCCGTTTCGTGATGCTCAAATGCGATTAGCGGCATCAGGTGCTGGTGTTAACTGCTCAAGTGTCACCCGTCATTACACCGGTTCTTATTCAGCTCAACGGCAAGAGCTGATTGATTCCTTTGCCCGTTATCGCATTTTACAACGCAAGTTCGTTACCAGTTGGACCCGTCCTCAATATCGAATGGCACTGCAGATGGCGATTTTATCGCGGGAATTGGTAGTGCCTAAAGAAGTGGATGTGGTTTCAGTGCTTAATGCCATTTATCAAGCGCCTGTGATGCCGTGGATTGATCCCGCTAAAGAGATGACAGGTATTGAAAAAGGTACCCGTCTAGGGCTGCAATCACTGAGTCACTTCCAACGTGAACGCAACTATAACCCTGTCGCTGTACGCCGCGAGATAAAAGCCGAACGCCAAGCCATGAATGATGATGCCATTGTGAGTACGGCTGATCCTGCGCATAACGTTCAAACGAAGATCCAACATTCAACCAAAGAGGCACAACATGCCAAAGACAACTAAATCGTGGTTCACGCTCAATAACCAAGGCGAAGGCCAACCGGTGAAGGTGTGGATCCATGGTGATATTGGTAGTTATGACATTGAAGCCATTGATTTAATCAAAGCCCTGCAGTCTGTCGGTACGCAAGATGCTGAGTTCCGTATTCAAAGTTATGGTGGCTCGGTCTATGAAGGGCTGGCGATGTATAACGCCATTAAAGCCCACAAAGGTAAAACCATTGGCATCGTTGATGGGTTAGTGGCATCGATTTCTAGCTATTTCTTAATGGCTTGCGATGAAATTCAAATGCCAGAAAACGCCAAGCTGATGATTCATGATCCTGCTATTGGTGCGTGGGGCGGTGAAAATGAAATAGAAAGTGCGTTAACTCAACTGAAGAACGCCAAGCAGACCATTGCTGAAGCCTATGCCGAGCGTTGTGGTAAGTCGTTAGATGATGTGCTGCAAGCGATGGCAAAAGAAACCTGGTTCACCGCCAGCCAAGCATTGGAGTTTGGTTTGATTGATGCGGTGATTGATGCTGTGGACTTATCCAATTGCCTTAAAAAAGTCTCTGCCACTGAGCTGCAAGCCAAAGCCTTTAAACATACCCCTGATGATTTATTGAATCAGCTTGTGCAACCGCCAGCAACGCCAACACCTGAACCTCTAATAAACCAACAAAGTGATCCTATGCCTAAACCTATCGATAACGATGCATTACAAAATGCGTTAAAAAGCGAGAACCAACGTCAATCGACTATTCGCACTTTGTGTGCAACCCATAAGGTGAGTGACACCCTGCGTGATGAAATGCTCAATGATTTACAGTGTAGTGCTGAAGATAGCTCACTTAAAATACTGCAATACTTGGGTTCGATTTCCATTAATGGTCAAGAGCCCACTGCAGAACAACCACCAACAGGGTTAACCAATACCCATATTCATGTGGGCAACGGTAATACCACTAAAGATACGCTGCAAAATGCGTTAAATGCTCGTTGTGGTACGGGCGAAATTGAAAAAGATAACCCGTACCGCTTAAAAACCTTACTTGATATGGCTGAAATTGCGGTGGGTAAGGACGCTAAATATTGCGGTAACAAGAATGAATTAGTCGCTCGTGCGTTTAACAGCGGCGATTTTGCCGACATCATCACCGAAAGTGTGCGAACGGTGATGCGAGATGAAGCACAAGTACGTGCACCATTATGGCGAGACTTAGCAAATACTGAAAACCTGCCTAACTTTAAAGAGACTGATTTAATTTTAATTAATGATGCGCCTGATTTAATGGCGGTATCAGAAGACGGTGAATACAAGTCAGCCACTATTAAAGGCAGTGGTGAGAAAATTCAGTTAGCCAGTTTTGGTCGTGAAATTGCCTTTACTCGTCAAGCTATCATCAATGATGAGATCGCCTTGATCTCAAAAATTCCGCGTAAGTTCATGCAATCGGCTTATCGCTTGTCGGATAAGTTGATGTTTAACGCCATTCTTAGCGGAAAAATGGGCGATGGTAAGAGTGTGTTCCAAGCAGGTGGCG